TGGGCGTCAGGCAGTATTGATTGTAAGTCGGACACAAAACCCCATCGCGATCTTGAAATTACATTTCCATATGTCGCTAGATGGTTCAAAGTTGTCAACAAAGATGAATCCAACACCTGCAAGGTCGCATTTTCATTAGCCGGGTTGACCGGGTCGACAAACAATTACTTTACAGTTGGCGCGGCAGACTTTGAAGACGGCCACGGGCTGTCTGACAGCGGAGTGCTGGAACTGAAGGTATCTTCGATTTGGATATCGGGATCAACTGACGTGGATATTATTGCGGGCCTCACAAGTATTGAGGCATTTAGGACACAAACTTCGGAAGGCGCGAATTGGTCAGGTTCTGCAGGAGTTAGCTAAACATGGCAAGCTTCGGGTGGGCATATGTAGATTGCGCGGATGCAGGAGATGGGTCTGGTTCGGGGCCAACCGGCTCCCTGCAGTTCATCGGAGACAGCGTAGGTCATACGACCGGCTCCCATAACTTAATATTTTATACCGCGTCTGCGCATGGCCACCAGCCCTCGCATTTAATATTGTCTGGCAACCTTACGGTTACGGGCACCATTAGCGCTAGCGTGTTTAAATACAGAGATGTTTCCATCATCGATGCCACCGGCTCCACCTTCTTTGGCGACAGTGCCGATGACACTCACTCGCGAACGGGAAGCTTTGAATTGTGGACCGGCGGCGTCAATGCCACCGTCTACCTGACAGCTAGTGCTTACACTCAACAGACCTTTGTAAAGGGCTTTGGGGGAAGCTATACCAATGTTACGAGTAGCCATTATACGGCTTCAACCAGCGAATATATTTTAGGGATCACCGCCCAGGCAACTCCCCCCAATAACGTATATTTAACTATTCCGAATCCTACATTGTACTCACCCGGCGCCGTTTTGGTGATTAAAGATGAAAAAACCACCCCACGTGGCCTTTCTAATATCACGCTTACCCGCTCAGTAACAGATGTTTATACGTTTGATGGGGGTTCAACGTATACTCTTACCGGTACAATGCCGGCAATTAGTTTATATTCCAATGGTACTAACTGGTTCGTCTTCTAATTAATTTAAGAGGGCACCCTGAATGGCTTACAACAACATGTCGGGCACAGTTCAACCAGATGGTGAGAATTGGTGGGTGATTGGCACCAAGGGTACCTAATAATAAAGTGACTTTCGCGATACAAAGTACTATTTATTTTTGAAATATTATCACTTTAGGAGCTGATTTATGTCTGATATGTTAGGCGAAGCTATTGTAGACGCCAAATCCCTACGTGCGGCAGCACTTAAAAATGCGGAAAATATTGTTATTGAGAAGTATTCAGCTGAAGTGCGAAACACCTTAGAGACGATTCTAGAGCAAGAGGAAGAAATGGCCCCAGCACCCGATATGGGCGCGGAAATGCCCGAAGCTCCTCCGCTCGATATCCCCTTGGATGATACAGAAATTCCCATTGACGAAGAGATCGTTGAGGGAGATGATGTCCCGCTAGCCGCGACCGTCGATCTTTCTCAAATGGACGGCCAGAACCTCTCTGGTTTCCCCGCTGAGGGCGAAGAAGTGGGTATTACTATCGATCTTGGTGCTCTCCAAGAAGCAGTGAAAGCACTTGGCGACGATCTAGATGAAGAAATCGAGATTACCGAAGAGGATCTTGTTGATGTTCTTTCGGAAGACGATGAAGATGTAATCGAAGAAGAGGATGATGTTAAAGGCGAAGAGGGTGAATCGCCTGTCGAAGCAGTTAGTGATCAAGATAAAGCATCAGATTTTGGCGGAACCGACGAAAACCTCGATTCCCTCGTAGATTCCATCCTTGAAAAACTAACTGTCGATATGGCCCCCGAACTTAGCGGATGGGCCGGCCGCCCCACAACCCAACTCAAGGATGAGCAGGAGCGAGCACTTGCTGGCGCTCAGACCAATGAGACAAAAGAAGATTTAGAAGATTTGAACAAAGCTCAAGAAGAGTTGTTTGGAGAAAATAAACAACTCAAAGAGCAAAACACAAAATATAAGCAAGCACTTAACGAGCTAAAAGAAAGTTTACAAGAAGTAAACCTTTCCAATGCTCGCTTGCTTTACACGAACCGTGTATTGAGAAATACCTCCCTAAATGAGCGGCAAAAAAATAAAATTGCCGAAGCTATTTCAAGCGCCGGTTCTGTAGCAGAAGCACGTACTATATTTGACACGCTTCAAAGCACGGTGGAGGCTGCGCCTAGGCGTAGCCCGAAATCGCTGGGCGAAGCAATTAGTCGTCGTTCTTCTGTTATCCGCGCTACTCGCCACGAGCAGCCGGCATCGGATCCCTGGTCGGATCGGATGAAAAAACTAGCTGGAATAAAACAATCATAAAAAATATAAGGAGGTGATTTAAAATGTCTAGTATTGTAGAAAGGTTGACAGAAGGTATTGTCAACCGTGATATGCGCGCAGAGGGCCATGCTCTTCTTTCCAAGTGGGAGAAGACCGGTCTTCTGGAGGGAATCTCGAGAGAGGCGTCCCGCAGTTCAATGGCGCGATTGCTTGAGAACCAAGCAAAAGAACTACTTCGCGAAGCAAGCACCATGAAGGGTGGTGATGTCGAAGGTTTTGCAGCCGTCGCATTCCCCATTGTTCGTCGCGTCTTCGCAGGTCTGATCGCTAACGATCTCGTTTCCGTTCAGCCGATGAGCTTGCCTAGTGGCCTCATTTTCTTCCTTGACTTCACTGTTTCTTCTAATGGTGCAGGTCTTCCCCGTTTGGGTTACGGTACCCCCGGAGGTGACGAAGAGTCACTGTATGGTGGTGGCCGTGTTGGTGCCCAGATCACCGGTGGTGTGAGGCTTGATGGAGTTACGGGCAGTGAAGGGCCGTATAACCTTAACAACGGTTATGCGTCACCGACAGGCTCGGTAAGTCCGGCGACAAATTCCTCTCGCCTGGACTTCGTTACCGCTAGTGTCTATAGTGCATCTGCGGGTGAAATTCCGAAGCTTGCTGAGTGGGATATCGAGCTTCAAGAGGGCATTTCTGTTGTGGGTGTTTGCACGCTTAACGTCAATACCCTTACGGACTTTGATGCCAGCAATGGTAACAGAAACCTTAACGCCATCATCTGCACTGGCTCTAGCGATTCAGAAGCAGGCGGCCAAGGTCGTCTTTCTGGTTCCGCATCTGGTGTGGCAATGTTGCGTCGTCTGACTCGTATGAGCGGCTCTAACCTGAGCAGTTCTCTTGTGGTGTTCGCATCATATGACGGTCTAGTTAGCGCTGGAACGATGACGAGCGCCCTGACAGGCGCAGCAATTGGGTTCTCTTATCCGATTACTGACGACTTTGTCAACGGTGGTGCTCTTGGAGCCGTGGTCGGTGACGATCCGTGGGGACTTGAAAACAACGCGAACATTCCCGAGATCGATATCAAAGTCGATTCCGTGGCTGTGACCGCTGTGACTAAGAAGCTTAAGGCTAAGTGGACACCGGAGTTGGGTCAAGACCTCAACGCCTACCACAACCTTGATGCTGAGGTTGAGCTTACGTCAATTCTCTCCGAGCAAATTGCTCTTGAGATTGATCAGGAGATCCTCGAAGATCTTGTTCGTGGTGCTACCGCTGGTACGTACTACTGGGCACGCTCACCGGGCCTCTTTGTCAATCGCACAACGGGTAATGAAATCGGCGCATCTTCGGCTGCTCCCGACTTCACCGGTACCGTCTCTGAGTGGTACGAGACCCTGGTTGAGACCATCAATGATGTGTCCGCCCAGATCCATCGTAAGACACTTCGCGGCGGGGCAAACTTCATCGTTTGCGGACCGGAGATGGCTAACATCCTTGAGTTCACTGCTGGATTCCGTGCTTCCGTCACTGCTGACGACGAGCGTGGTTCCATCGGTGCTGTTAAGGTTGGCTCTCTAACCAAGAAGTTCGATGTGTACGTTGATCCGTATTTCTATCGTAACCTCATCTTGGTTGGTCGACGTGGATCCTCTTTCCTTGAAAGCGGATATGTATACGCACCTTATGTGCCACTACAGACCACGCCCACAATCTTTGGACCGGAAGACTTCGTGCCCCGCAAGGGAGTCATGACGCGTTATGCCAAGAAGATGGTGCGTCCTGATATGTACGGACTCGTTGTTGTCCGAGGTATGCTCGGCCAAGCAGGCGCTACTTCCTAATAGATAAACAATTGTTACATATTAGGTAAAAAGCACGGCTAAACGTGACACAGAAAGCCCCCGCCTTGAAAAAGGCGGGGGTCTTCTTTATGTGG